CCTGAGATAACGTGTTCGGCATACATCCAATCGAACTGTCCACCATAGTGGCCCTTAGCACCTCGTGCTACGTGGGGGGTGTGCTTGAAATTAGCCAAAGACTCCCCTGAATGTTTTGCTAGTTCCGGGATGGATGCTGCCAAATCCTGTATAAATTTCACACCATCAAAATACTCTAAGACGCCCAAACCCTTGGCCTCGTGAACTGCCTCTATTGCTTCATTCAATTGTCCACATAATGTTTTCATTTTGTACTCCTGTAATACTTAAACCCTATTATCATACAAAATCGAAGCCATTTCTTTGGCTAAATCAAAGGGACGCTTACTCCTTATATCCACACTTTTAGAAGAAGCTATTTCTCGTGTTCCTTTTCTTATACGAGAACGCAATTGACCTTCCCTTACTTCCAGATCAAAATTAACATAACGATTCCTATCGTCATAATGAGTCAATTCAAAATGAATTCCATGCATATCAAGCGCACCCATCTTAAAATGAGTAAAACCTGAATTAGATGTAACCCGTAACTTTAATTCGTAAAAATCCCTTTCAACAAGAACATTTTCTATTTCTTCCAAAATGTCCTCTTCTTCGGGATTTACCCTAGATCGAGTCAGCTCGTTCAATTGCTCACACAATGTTTTCATTTTTTACTCCTAAATGTAACCTGGATTACCTGGATCGGAATCACCTTTGAACTCGTTGAGCGATGTTTGATCTGAAGTGAAGGTAATGGATACTGTTTTTCTCTTGTAGTATTCCCCAAAATTAAGAGCCCGATCCTCATAAGGATATTCCATGTAGACTCGAATAACCCCGGAAAGAGCGTTAATGCTTTTGATAATTGAACCTACGAACAATGTTACCCCCAGTTGGAGGGTAGCAGCATCTAAAATAGCTTCTATGGAAGTCTGGAGCGTTCCGGTAGCTGCTGAAGTCTCATGGATAACCGTCATCTTAAAATCGACTTCTTTGCGTGTGGAAGGAATTAAATTGATCTTGGTTCCGGCTATCTTGTGTTTCACTTCGTAGAAATCTTTGAAATCTTGGATCTCCTGTGCCGTAAGTATATGGATAGCGCTAACAGATGTCCCAGCCAAAAAAGCTTCGTTCGTATTGAAATCTTCAACGACCTCAACTTTAGAATTTCCAGTAATACTGAACACAGTATAGGTTCCATTATTAGCAGCCGTGTTAGCTCCTGTTACATTAAAAGTTTGGTTGAGAGTTAAACCTCCAAAAGGATTTAAAGTCGTATCTTCCAAATAAGCCTTGTTTCCTCCAGCAGCCTTTGTGAAAGAAGTAGAAACCCCCACAGCCCCCGCTCCATTTTCTGGATTCATGACATAAGAAACATCCATCTCACATACAGCACTGGGAGTTTCTCTAACCTGAGTGCTCTGGAAGTGGGTAAAGCGAAGGGAGATAGCTTCAGAATCTTTGAGAGTAACTGCCCGACCGACTGACGCATAATATCGAGGAGCTAATTTTTGAACTGTTTTGGTGGCTTCCTCGTTAGTTCCTGTGGTCGCTATATCCCCTCCAGCTATCTGCTGAATGTTGGTGATGTTCGCATGAGTAGAAGTAAACAAGGATAGAGACAGATCGATAGCATCCAAAACCTGTCCCGGAGTTTCCAGGGCTAACAAATTCACAATAGTTGAAGCAGCAGGTTTAGCGCCGTTGATACCATCCCCAAATTGAAGGATGCAATCTCCGTCAAAACGTGAAAGAAGGAGGATGTCATTAGCTCCAATAAAATCTTCTCGATTGAATACCAGAGTTTTTGAAACCCCGCCGAAATCAATAAAAGCGTATTTGGGCAATCCATTAGCATCCACATCCGAACTGATCTGATAATCAGTAGATCCCAGTAAATAGGAAGCAAAATCAGTAGCCGAAGTAATGGTCTTGGAATAGGTTTTCCAGGTCCCTAGAATCACAGAGAATTTTCTTCCTAAAGCTGCCAGCGTAGTTCCTTCCAAGAAAGCTTCGTTAGTATCAAAATCCTCAACTATTTCTACTTTAGAGGTAGAGACAATATTGAACACAGTATAGGTCCCATTATTAGCTGCTGTTGCTGAACCTGCTGTGGTGAATTCTTGATCAGCCGAGAGGGAACCAAAAGGACTCAAAGTGTTGTCTTCGATATAAGCCTTGTTCCCTCCAGCAGCTTTCACATAATTGGTTGTGGTTCCTACTGTGAGAGAGGATGCTATAGCTTTCTTGATTTCTGTATTGTCATTCTCAATCGAAACAGTATAGGTTCCTAAAGTTCCGATCTTGCCCCTGCTCAGAACAATAGAAGCATTTCCTACGCCAGGATCTATATCAGCTCTGATTGAAAATCTGGGAGCTGTCTTCCTCCGGACATTGTATCCAAGAGCTTGGGCTATCAGATAAATGGAGGTTGTGAGCTTGGCTTCGGATATGTAGCTTTCCCTTCTAATGGTATCAATTCGATAATTGAACATAGAACCAGTTCCCGCCATGAGTTCAATCATGGCTTCCCCGGCTCCAGACTCAAAGAAATCTACCCAAGTCTGATAGTCATCAAGACCTTTTATATATTCCTGAAGATCAGCTTTGACAGCATCAAAAGAAAGGAAAGAACAAGTTTGAATAGCAGCCACTCAAATACTCCTATGTTCGTTTCTTAAGCTTGTGGGACTTCTTCTGGGCTCTGGAGATCTTGGCCTTTTGAGATGCAGACATAGGACCTCTCCGTTTTGGGGTTCTGCGCTTTCTGAGTTTCTTCCTCTTTTTTAAGTCTCGAAGATCAGTAGCAGACACATCAACGACCTTTCCGCCCCGAACCACTCGGATCTCTTCCAGGGGAACTCCCTCAGCATAAATTTGATGATCTATGAGAGCTTCTTTCATTCTATCTAGGCGAGATTCCATCTCCGACTCCTTAAGTTGAAGCAACGGGTACAGCTACCCGAAATTCTTTAATATCGTTCGTGCGAACTCGTTTGTAACGAATTTTTATGTTGTAACGCCGTTTATATTGTTCTACCAGAATTTCACTTTCATTCAATAAAATAAGAACACGAGGGTCCCATCTTTCAATAGAAGATCCCAGCTCATTCAAGATTCGGAAAGCAGTGTTTTCTGACAAAGGCTCAAAAAGAAGATCCTGAAATCCAGAGCCAAATTCTCTATTACGAAAACGAGTCCCTATGCGGGTCATCATGATATTCTCAATGCTTTGATTTATAGAGTTTTCTTCGTTTGTAAGAGTAGGACGAAGATCTCCTAGAACAGAGAATCGTTGATTTATGTCAAAAGGAATTTCCGTTTTTCTAGGCATGTCAGGACGGGTTAATTTTAACCTTCCCGCTGCCTTTGGAAGAGATTGTTATATTAGCGTCACTTTCTATTGTAACATCTTGAGCCCCATCAAGAGTAATTTTTGCTTGTCCTGTGACAGTGACATCCTTCGTAGCATTGAGATCCACGGTATCTTCCGCATTAATGATCAATTCTTTTTGGCATGTAATGGTTGTTTTGCCTGTCTTTTCGACAAAGATTTTTGTCCCGGAGGAATGCTCGAACGTGACTTCTTCTTCTTTCTTGTTGACGAGGAAGTAGTTCCCTTTCTCGTCTTCCCATCCGTACATTTCTCCGTAATCCGGGGAAGTGAATTTGTTTGATTGGATACCAGAGGCTTTTGAAAACACATCGGGCAAGTACACCCCAGAATAAACAGAGTTTTCGAGAAACAAAACGGACACATAATCATCCTTCTTCGGTATGTAGAAAAAGTAACCTGTCTGGGGTCCTCTCATCATGCCCATCCAGGGAAGGTCTGCGTCTGGAGTCTTGGTTGTGTCTCCGAAGAGTTCATCAATTCTGATCTGTAGTCTGCCTATTTTTAGAGTGTCGTCCTGGGATACGACCTTTCCTCTAAACATTTTTCCAGTGATAGAAGAAACCTTGCCCTCGAAAAGCCGAGCCATATTTACAAGAGAATTTGTCATATTTGTCGATGTCCTTCTCTACAAAAATGTATTCTCTCGTAGTAACCACTGTGGGAATACCCTCGGACAATTCGAGTGAGGATGTATTCTCCAGATAAAAAGGGATCTGATTTAGCTGAGGGAATTTCAGATACATTAGGATCTTGAAAGAAAAGGGAAGCTTTGTCCAAAGGACTAATCGTTCTCTTCACAGCTCCGAGAGTCGTTCTGTCTGCAATTACAACAGAACCCCCTACCCTGGAAAATTGAGTGAGTCCCTTCATATTAGACAAACGAGCTTTGTGATAATCTTTATGTTGATTTGATGCTGTGTAATGGGCGGTAGGCATTCTATTCTGCGTCCTGGTATGAGTGGACTGGACTTTGGTTTTCCCCTCAACCGATTGTGGATCAGTTTCCGTGTAAACCCCTTGCTCCAGATCCCACACAGCTTGAGACTTTCCTTGAGCTGTCCATGCATTAAGAAATCCAGAACTGTCAGAAACATATGGGGCTGTGAATGTGAAATCAGAGGAAGAGGATTCCGACCCATGCTCTGCCAGAGATATAGAAGATATTCCATTATGAATGCGGTCAATAACATCGATGTAACGAAATACGCCATCCACTGTAATAGCAGGGACAAACAAAGAACCTTCCTTGTACCCATGCATCCAAAGATGATCTACAAATGCTCTGGGAGAAAGTCCCCATGAGATCCATTTCATGGAATCAGCAGAGGACGTAGCCACTACAGGAGTCGCTGCTGTATTCACGTAGACAGAAGCCATATTTTTAATCACATCGGTAGAAAGTCCATCATAAGATCCGACCACCCTGGAATTAAAGTATTTGTCAGCTCCTGCAAGAAGTCCCGTTATCTTAACAAGATATTCGTGTCTGGCTCGAACCCCTGGAGAGACTTCGACTTTCACAGGGTCAAATTTATATCGAAAAGATTCATCCCGATTGGGTCCTATCTGAATCTGAACCTCTTGCCCTACGTTGAGTTTTTCCGAAATGATGGTGTAGTCGGTTAAAACCAAATTCAACTTGAAAGAGGGAAAGACGTTTCCCGGCTCTTCGACAATAATCAGCTCAGTAACAGCGTCGAAGTTTACCTCAGTGCCTCCTATAGACACATCTAAATAAAGCTGGTTTGTTATCTCGAAGCCCATTCACGCAATCCCCGAAAAATCATTTAAAGAATCTGAATTAGCAAAAATAACTTTTTCTAAATCAGCCAAAGAGGGGTAATACAACCTTTGTCCTGTTTCTAAAAGAAAAGGATTCAAGAGATAATTGAACTCAGCCAAAACCCACCACAATTCATCGTTATTGTAAATATCCAATGCGATGGAATCTATGGCGTAGCGATTGCTTTCAGATACCTCAGCATAGCCGGACACATTTAATTGAAGAAGAACTTCCCGGACATCAGAATCCATTGAATCGAAATCTTCGATAGTTTCATTGAAAGTAAATATTCGGGCTCTATCAAAGCGCCTTGAAATTTGAACAGCCATATTCCCTCATCTTATTTTGTCCATGTCCCTATCTCGACCACACCAGATTCCAAAGCCCTGCCTAGAAATTTTTTATCTGCTCCTCTTGCTTTTTCCAATAACACACCTGCATCTTGTTCAGTTAATTCTCTGAAATCCGCAGCTTGGCCCAGAAACCATTTCTCAACTTGCTCAGCAAAAGGAACCATGTAGGTTGTTAAAGTTAAACCTATGGTAGCCACCGTTGGTTTTCCGTTTTTATCAGGAACCTTTTTATAAACAGGCTGAGGATTAGATAGAATAAGAGCATTATTGATATACAGCCAATTCCCTATTTTTAAAGACAGGAGCCCTTTCCTGGTATTAGGATCATAGGCCAATGGAGGCGTAAAGGTTAGATTGTCTGTAGACCCTCCCTTGGGATATGAAGCAGCCATGATCTTGGCTATGGGTTTTAGAACCTCTTCTTCTGTCTTAGCCTTGTCCGTAGATAAAAAAGTTAGCTGAAGAGGAATAATGAGATGATTGGAACCCGTCCATTTTAATTGGGTTAGAAACTGGGTTTTAAGAGTGAAGGGATCAGCGTCTGTGAAGGAACTTATAGGATTGATCCCTAAAACTTTTTTTCCTATTTGTCCAGCTCCCCGAACAAAAGAAGTTATGTCAGAAGCTCGTTCAAAAGCATCTATCGTAGATTGAAATCGATTGCCCCATTCCGTGGATAGTTGAGGCTGAATATCATGCTCCAAAATTCCTGTAATATTAAAAGCCCCGGCAGTAGAATCACTGCCATCCCATATTCTTACCTGGAGAAATTCTTGGGAACGAAGTTGGTCTATGTAGAAATCAGCTTGTCCCGCCATTACAATCCTCCAAAATTCCATAGATTAGTTTGGATATCTCCAATGTCTGTATCTGCTTGTCTCGCTTTAGGTGTGATGGATGCCTGATTTCCGCTTCCTCCTGAACTCGGCACTTGTACTACGATAGGAGCAGTGTCCTTTTTCTCTGAGTCCAATGAGGTGGATTCCGAAGTAGACACCCCGGCATTTTGAGGAATGCCCGATCCCTTTGCCCCGGTAAACTTCCTCCACATTTTATCTGCTGTAGATCGAGTCTTAGCTCTCCTCCATTTTGGTAAGTCGGGATCTAAGGACCCGTCCTCTTTGGGTAAAAAAGCAGGGTCTATATAAGCGCTGTCTCTGTTGTAGAAACCAGAGCCTAGTTTAAATCCCTTGCCCTGAAGGATTAATTCATTTCCTTTTTTTCGTCCCTCTGCTGTGTTGTAATCAATATCCTCATCAAATTCAATGAGCTTCTTTTTTATAGCTCTTCGCCGTAGAACTTGATCAGATAAAATACTGGTTACAGAATTTCCTCCGACAGTAGCTCCCAGGATTTTACGTCCCTCTACACTATTATGATCTAACCCAGCTTTAATACGCCTTTCAGTCGCATCTTCCTGTTCCTCTAATTGAACTTTAATAGCTTTTTCATTGCTTTTACTTTTCCACCACTCCCATCCCTCATCGGCTGCATCTGACATAGCTTTTATAGACGAACCCAGAGCAACGATCCCCAAAGACGTTTTAAGTAAAAGGGATATCCCTAGAACTGGAAGAGCTAGAAAACTAGACATGGATTTACCAATACGCTCTCTCCACTTTTTATATCCTTCGTGCTGCTCTTTAAGGAAAGTAAACCCGGATTTAACGGCCTCATACATCCGCACAATAAGCATTTTTTGCTCGGACTTCTCTTTTTTCTCAGACCCAAGTGTAATTGGAGTTTCTTCGGGTTTATTTTTTTCATCCGAAGAAACAGAAGTAGCATCGATAGAAGCTTTTACTGGTTCCAGATCCTTTTCAAGGATTCCATGTAATCCCTGCATAAAACCTGCTGCATCCTCCGCAGATAAAACAGATCCTTTTCCTTCCCCTTTTCCAGCTCCTGTGGTTAGTCCGGCTGCTGTTCCCCCAAGAAAAGTAGAAAGAACCTTCCCTCCAAAAGACTTCCGGTTTACTTGTTTTCCTATCTCTTCAGCGCTCTTCTTAGATATATGGGCTCCAGAACTTCCTTTGATTACTCCTTGAATAGGCCCTGTTTGGGTTTGGGCTTCTTGAAGCGACTTCTCTGTTTTTTCCGCTATTTCTATTTGAGCTTTCCGCTGCTTCCTAACTTGATTTGCCTCAAGCATCTTTTCAATTTCTTGTTTTCTGGAGGGCTTGGCTGTGGACTGCCCTGCGCCGGATTGAGATAAAAGCTGACCTTGTTGAGTGACCAATAATTTAAGCTGTTTTTCCGATAATTTAGCCAGATCCTGGAATGTTTTGGTTGTTTCTTTAGCTCTTGTTTTCAAAGAGTCAACCGCATCCCCCATCTTCCTAAATTGATCTTTGGCTAATTGGATGAGCTGAAGAGAATCTAGTTTTTCAACAGAAGGAGAAACAGAAGGGGAAGTCTCGGAAGAAGATCCCCCGCCATGGAAAGAACCAGCTAAAACAGATGTTAATGTAGGCATAATTACTTCTCAAGCTGCTTCATAAGCCTTGCGTACAAAGCATAGACCTCGTTAAAAGGCATTCGCTTGAGCCCACTAAATTGTTGATTAGCGTGATAACCCAAAGCGAATTCTATTTCGATCAAAGTTCCCCAAGGTACGAAAAGGGAGAATGTCGATTACCTCAAAATCGACATTGAACGAGTACCTGTATCCACAGGAGGGTTTACTATCCCCGTCACCCAAAGGAGCTTTTTTCTTCTTCTTCCTTTGGTCATTAATTGTTTTTATTTGCTCGTCATCAGGATTCAGACAAACATTCTCTCTAGGAATAAGTCCGTGAAAAAGTTCCCGATCAACAGCCTCGATCATTTGCCCTGTTTCCACATCTTCTAGATTTTCAATGTAAGACAAGGCTTCATCAAAAGGAAAATTCTCGATACGAGCTGCGAGAATAGCATGATCTAATCGAGCCCCATTCTCCACAGCCTTGATGACAAGATTCCTGTGCTTCTTTCGGAACACACTCAAATGAAGTTCCTTATCCTGGTGATCTGTTATGACCACAGGAAGAGCTTTCACTTCCAAATCTCTGAATTGAAGATCTTTGGGAGAAAGTTGAACTGTATTTGGTTTATTACATTTGGCACAGGTGAATGTTGGGTTCCATGTCTTTCCTGGGGTTGTTTGAAAAGCTATGTAATTGGTAATGAACCGCAAGTCATCCGTAGATAACTCTTCTGGATCAATTCCTGAGATAGCTTTTGAAGCTATCATCTCAGCATCCTCATTAGTAAGGTTAGCGATATTCAGTCCTTGCATCTCATGGAAGGTCAGAGGTCGCCAGTGAACCATATTCTCCTTATAGGGGAGAAATTTAGAAGGCAGCGTAGTTAATTTATTCCACACTATATCCGGAGAGCTGCCTATCTCTACCGTGGGAAGTTGCGCTGTCTGTTCCAAATTATCCTCCTATTTATGAATGGCTTTTGCCTGTTACAGCAAAAGTGATTGAATATGTTAAAAGTTCATTCCCGTCCGAGGTTAAAGTTTTGGGTATCTCTCCTTTAGGATACACCCAAAAAGCTGTCGTCATAACAGGTTTCTCTTGCCCAGGAGCAAATTCCAAAATATCTAACTGCCTGCTAATGTTTTTGATACATCCTACAGTATGGGTTCTGGCATCAAAAACACCGGACTCTGCCCAATATTGAAGGTACTTATGGATGTGGCGCATAGCAGAATCATAGAACTCAATAACAACCTGCTCAGCAGCTCCTCCAACAGGAACATCCACAGATCTGGGATAGTTGATAGTTTCTGTCTCTACCCCAGCTATGGGATATGTCACAGTCCTAACAGGGAGCCATTTAGTCCAATCGATAGCAACACTATTCCCTGGACCACTTTTACCTTGAAGAAAATTCCGCTCTTCTCCTTTAGGATGAAGGCGAACTAAAAAATCGAACGCATTAGCGAACTCAATACGGGATAGCTGTTTAGGATCAATTGAGGCCACATTTATCTATCGTTCGGTTCCCCGCCCTTGTTGTAATCAAAGGTAAGGTAATTCAAAGTAAAATCCACTCGCCAGACATCGTTAGTCTCGCCAGCGAAAGATCCCCCAGTCACAACCTGAGGAGAACAGGCCAGAAGAGTCCAAGAACTCGCAGGAGTATCATCGATCTTAAGAGCCTGAAGAACAGCCTCTCTCAAATAATCCTGTTTTGGTTTCATCTTACCTGTGGCAGAATCATAGATCTCATTACTCCAGGCATTGATAGCCGAAATAACCAGAGCATCTTCTCCCTCAACAAATTGCATGGGAATGGATTGATTGAATTCTGGGAAGCCTTGAGTTTGAAAAGGCATTCCTTTGATCCTTCCCTGGATAGGGGTATGTGTCTTTTCAGGGGCTGTGAAGCCCAGACAACGAAAATCCAGGTGTTTTCCACCCGGCCCGATGTCTACGCCCGGAATGTCGCCTTTGATGATGAGACGGTATTTATACAGTCTCTGGTATTCTGGATGTCCAAGAACGTCTGATTGAGTTAGAGAAGCCATATATTATCCGCCTTATGTTGTCGAAAGGATTTGCTGCTCATCAAATCTCAGGGAAAAGTCAGTAGCAATAATTCCGAACTTGAGTTCTTCTGCTCCGTAAGGAGGAGCAACATAAACATCCACAATGAATTTCCGAGCTGCTAAAGTCTGAGGAGTGTTGTTTACTCCGATCTCAGCAATCACACGAAAATCCGTTACGCCACCTCTTGATTTGATGTCCCTCATCGTTGCCCGGACTGCCCCAGCAAAATCATCCAGGTTTTCCTGAGTAATGAATTCGAAGGCTTGATCCATGAGAGCTTCATTAAAGGTCTTCTTCAAATGGTTGAAAAGCTTTCGAACATGAACCCGGCTATCTCGTGCTGAGTTATCTCCGTAGAGAGTCCTCTGATCCCAAACATTCACTCCCCTTCGTACAGTCACGATATAAGAGTTGATATCATATTGAGCCAGAACATCTCGTTCGGTTTCGCTATACTTGCGAAAAGGCTCTAGGACAGAAATTCGACCTCTCCTGGTTCCGGCTGGAATTACCCAAGGCTCTTCGCTGGCTGCTCTTGCGTGAACTTGTGCGACTAAGCCTTCAATGGGAACCAATACTTTTCGATCTCCGTTCCAGGGATCATTGATCCACATCCAGGAAGAATGAAGAGCAGCAAAGCTCCCGGTCTTTCCGGTTATTCCTGCTGAAGATAAAGCAGTTCTATAAGCAGCGACCGAAGCAATGGCATTGTTAGCCTCTATGCTCTGAGGTATTCCAAGAAGAACGAAACTGTTATTTCTCTCTGCCCAATTAGTCATCTTAGCAGCTAAGGTATAGGTCCCGTCAGCAGCTAAGCCCCCTTCAAGAACAACATCCACGAGAGGGTTATAAATATTGGTTGTGTTTGTTTCCCAAACACCCCCAGCATCATAAAGTTTCCCAAAATCGGAATTATCAGGAGAAGAACCATCATCCCCCTCAGCCAAAACAATTTTAGTGCATAGTCCAGGCCGAGTAGCTTCAGCTACATCTGTTTTGTCATACACATAAATGTATTCAGACATGGGATTTACCACGTCCTCTACATAAATGGTTTTGCCTCCAGCGTCCTTGGCCCCCTGTGTCCTGGAAACATCAAAGGTTTCAACCAGGACATCAGATCCACTTGAAGAATCATAAACCTCAATGGTGAATCTATGAGCTACAGAAGCATGATGGAGAATAGATATTTTGAGATTGTCTCCATGAGCCCCTGCTGATCTGGCTCGAATAGCTAAAAGAGCATCAGCCACATCAGTAAAAATACCAGCATCATCAATCCCAGTCTCGTCCTCATCTATTCCCGCTGGAGTTTCTTTTTGTGTTTGAGAGGTAGCCCCATAGTTTTTCCAGGCTATTGTTGCTCCGCTATGCACACGAATCGTATACACACGCTTTCCAGTTTGGAGAGCTAAGAGGGCTGCGTAAGCTGTGGGAGTTCGAATCGGATCTGGAGCGCCGAACTCTCGAACCCAATCCTCTGGAGATGTCTTGAGGACAGGGACAAAAGAACGCCCTTTGAGCGCCTCGATATGAACTCCGATAGAGAAAGATTCATTAGGAACAATAGGCCAAAAATCTTGACGTTCCTCAAAGGTGATACCTGCTGTAAAAGCCATCGTATTACTCCAATATGTCGAGCTGCGCTATTAGCTTTCAAAATGAAGCTCAAGAGATTTCTCCTTAGCTTCTTCTTTGAGAGATTCGAACTCGGACTGGGATAGTCCTCGAAGAGTTTTAACACCCTTACTAGGAATATGCCATGAACGAGGTTCCCCGCTGCCCGTGGGAATAACAATGGTCTTGGAGAATTTTCGAGAATGATTAGAAACCTTGATCATAGAAGGGACTTTTTCCTTCTTCTTAGGTTTTTTAACTTCGACCACTTCTTCAGAAACAGGTTCTTTTAAAATGGTTTCTACAGTATCTGTCATATTCATTCTCTTAATCCAGAGATATTGCTACATTCAGTTTAGCATATAACCAAAGAAAAAAAGAACTATTCTGTGAGATCTCGTGTCAAAGTAGCCTCAAGAACAGGAGCATCATCAGGCTCATCATCCACCCAAGGATCTTCATCCTCATAGAGATTGAGAACTAATTCTTCAATTGGAGCATAGTCCGTAGACAGTGGAGATAGGATAGGAGCCACGAGCATGACATCCCAACCAACCATGTGGATGAATCCTTTTACCCCTTCTTGCTGGACATCATCTTCCTGAAACATGTTCTGTTCGTAGAACATCGCCACAGAGTAATTCACAGGAGTTCCATCCATATCCACAGATACAGGAAAATGGCCTTGATCTCGTTCGTCTACAAACCACCATTGAGCTATTTTGTCTGTGTATTGTCTTTGATTGGTGAAGAAACGAAGGGAGACAAGAAACTGAGCCCATTTGATGTGTCTCGTTATAACTTCTCCTGTTACACCATTGATTCCTGTACTGACCAGTTTCTTCCTGCCATGGTATTTATCAGGAACTGGTTGCAGTGGAGTTCGAGCAAAGGCAAGGACTGTATATTTTGAACTGGGAACTGTGTCGATTTCGGATGTCTTGACTGTCTTAGCTCCAAAGAGTTTCCCCAAGACTGTTTCGTGATCCAGGGAATTGATAGAGTAGTTTCGTGCATCCAAATCCACACTAAGCTTAGCCAGCTCTGTGCGAACCCGATTTACATAGCCCTCTAGATACAAAGATTGAAGCATTATTCCTTCTTTTCCATCCCAGACATTTTCTTAGTTATCGAAGTAACCAATTTCCAAAATCCGTCGTCTTCCTTGGTCAGCTCATACTGACTGGAAACAATCTTCTGAGCCTTGTCCCAATTCTTCTCTACATCATCTATGGAAAGACCAGAGGAAGAGGCTATGACTTTGACTACGCTACTCGGCATTTTTATTTCCTCATAGATCTAAAGAGATGTTTATAAAATGAGAAAAGCCTCATTTAGTCCCCCGGATCTTTTTGGCTCTAATCAATTCTCTCATGAATCCAAAGAGATGTTTACAAAATGTGGGAACTTCTTTCGGATTCCGGATCTTGGGAGGTTCCATGTTTAGCTTGTCCGGCCTGCCTAAATAGGAATGATGTTTGTGAAGGACATAGGCAAGCCAAAAATCCATAGCCTCACACTGGCAAAAGACCTCGCAGGGAGTTGAGAGGGTCAAAGTATCTGAAGACTCATGGCGAAGTAGTCTAATTCCGACTTTGAATCTTTTACTCTGCTCTCTCTTTTTATTCTGAGATCTTACAATGGATCTGAATGTCACGAAGCGATTAGAGAGATCATTGTGAGATATCTTTTCAAAATCATTGGAAGGGGAGGGGACAGAAGTTTGGAGTCTACGCTTTCCACTCTGAGCTGTTTTGGTATCCGGATTCTGAGGAAACACCCTTTCAAAATTATTTGCTAAGATCCAGAGGGATAGCTTCTTGCTCAGACTGTCTGATTGAGCCTCTGCAAACTCCTCAACAATTCCAGGCCCTAAAGATTGTTTTAATCGATCAGAAATGGAGGATTCACCCAGGAGCTGGCCTGCTGTTTTTAAGCCTAGTTTTCGGATAGCATCTGCTGTTGCCTTGTCCATATCAAATCCTTAGCCATTCAGGAATATCTGATTCAGGAGCTTTGTTAGCCACTTCCAAAGGAGACTCAAAAGGAATCCCATTATCCCCACAAAAGTTCTTCACACAATTCCATCGACGCAAAGTATCCCGCTCTCCAATACCGTCTTCTCTTTTGTACCACTTGAGACACTTTTTGAAATGAAGAAACCAAGCTGGATTGAACTCAACACAAAGCTTTAAAGCCCTGTGTAATTTCCCATTTACAGAAATATGGAATTGGGTATGGTAATCGATCAGGAGGAGGATACTGCTTACAGAAAAAGCTAAATGCTCAATTCCCATAAGGTCGTTAATCCTATGGAGTCCTTTGTCCACATAAGCCTGCGATGCCTCCATAATAATGGCCTGTGATTCTGGCATCATGAGAAGATTGTTAAGCTTGTGGATCACATGAGGGATATCTTTGATTTCCGGCTTGGCTAAAAGGATATCCAATTCCTCTAAAGTGACCCCGCATTCTAGAAGCATTTCCCGCCCTTGTCTGTTGTGAGAAATATCAAATTGAATAGGTCCTACGGAATAACCTGAAGGAGGAACAGACTTATACAGCCCAAACATCTTCTCTACTTTGTTCCCTGTCTCAGAATATGAGACACAATCCAAAGCCAATTTCCTGAGTTTTTTCGTTATGCGGATATTTCCCATCATTCCTCTTATGTCTTGTATTACTTGTTATGCTTCTCTCGAAAAACAGAAGAAGACAAAGCATTAAGTTTTTCTACTAACAGAATTACCTTCTCCAGCTCCGAGCACTTTTCTTGTACATAGCAAAATTATTAGAGGATGCTTTCCGAAGAATCCTCTCAATATCATCCAAAGATTTCCAAGATCCACTCACAAAATGAGACGTACTCCCACTCCATCCAGATCCCGTAGCATCCGTAGGGGGAGATCCCATATCCCATTCACCTTCATCGCCATCCATAACATCCTCTAGATCGTAAAAGGTCAGAGTGTATTTATTGTTACCTGGATAAGTAACATATTCAAAATAAGAAAAAGGAGTGTAATGATCCCCTAATTCCCATACACCAACTTTTTGAGGAAGGTCTGGTTCCTGTCTTTCCAAAACTTGTTTTAATTTTTCTACTAAATTCATAGTTACTTCCATTTATCTGGAGAATCGCCTTCCCCGTGAGGTTCTTCCATTATGTCTCGTCCTCCGAGCCACGTTCCATTATACCAATCCCCAGCTTGCCATTCACCATTCTTCCAGGTTCCCCCGTACCATGTGCCATCTAACCAAATGCCATCAGTCCACACACCACCCCACCAAATTCCTTTTTTCCAAACACCTATTTCCCAAAAACCCTTTACCCATTGCCCGTCTTTCCAAATACCGTTTTTCCATTCCCCTTTTCCCCACCTTCCATCATTCCATTGACCATTCCACCAAACCCCATCATGCCATTCCCCATATCTCCAAACCCCATCCAACCATTGTCCCCCATACCAGGAGCCTTTTTCCCAAATCCCCTTTTCCCAGCGTCCTTTTTTCCAAAGTCCATCTTGCCATTGAGCGCCTTGCCAAACCCCACTTTCCCAAATTCCACCTTCCCAGATATGTCCTTTGAATTCACCTTTTTGCCAAACCCCGCTCTCCCAAGCCAATGACAGGGAATCAATCCAGTTTCGAACAACCCTAACCTCAGCAGATCGAACAGAAACAGTTTCATCCAAAATGCCCTGGATAAACCAAGCTATATCGGCCGATTCTAGGATGTGATCTTTTGTGATGCCATCTTGCATATCGAAACGAACAGAACGGGTCAATTTTTCCCACATGTCGTCTTTCTGCTTCTGAAGAGAACCATCTAATACAGATCGATTTGTGTTAGCTGTGAGGTAAGTCTGCAAGGTTTTCTTATTCTTTATATCCACCCATTCGAATTGTCTGGGATCTGATTTAGAAAACGAGGTGTCTGGAGCATGTGTGGCCTTGAAGGGAAACAGAACTTGAGGAGTGTAAACAACAGCTACCCTTCCATCAGTTCTCCCTGTAAAAAGAAGGCCATCATATTTCATGATTGCCTTAATGTAAGAACGATACAAAAATAGAGCCGGATCAGAAGTAAGCTTTCCTTTGTTGTAAAAAAGGGCATTGAAATAAGCCTGAGCAAATTTTGAATCAAAGGCTCTAGGGTTCATCTTTTTTACATACTCAAAGAAATCATCTAAATGATCCTCATCCACACGAATTCTAGGATGAACTTTCTTGAACACTTCTATATCCAGGATGATGAACTTATCCAGATTGATCTTGGAAGCTATGATGTAGTCACCATATCGACCAGACATCACATCGTTTTGCTGAGAAACAAATTCATAGGTAGTGTAAGCTGCCGTTCCATACAGACCTTTGAAAGCTTTGAATCCTGTTCTTTCAATTTTGGGGACTATATCTTCCTTGGTTCTGTGGTAAACAATTCCAGATTTCCCAGCCACGGCTTCAATCAATTTACTTGTTAGAGTTTCATCCATTTCTAAGAATTCCCAATCGATCAATTTAGCAGAGCGTAAACTAAGCTCAGGTTCTCGATCTTCTATATTCCCGGAAGTGATATCCTCTTTTTTGAAATGAAAGGTGAGGAGCACTTCCCTGTCAGCCAGCCCACTGTAATAATCCAAGACATATTGTTTACTTGTCCCAACATAAATACCGTCACCCTTCATTCGGATTTCAGCATTCTTCTTTAGGTTAAAGCTTTGCCTTGAATCAGCCCCAGATATAACTTTTCTCCCATCGGTGTTCATTATCTTGTACCCGACAAGCATCTGAGCTTCTTTTAATCGATGAGTTAGATTCACTCTGGATCTCCCCACTTGTAAGGCTCTAAAACAAACCATTGAATGAGAACTTTCTTGATTCCTTCAATCTTTTCCAGGTCTTTGATCCTGTACCGAAGGGTTCGATCTCTTCCAGTTTTCTTGAGAGTAAATACCAGGACCGCATTAGCAGTTAAATTCTCAGGAACAGTCAGGGGATATGCTTTATAGTCTTCCCCTGGATCTGGGTTCATGGAATAGGATTTGATCCCTCTCACTTGATACAGACTGGTCAAAATAACCTTCATAGTCCCGTCAGCAGCTCCAGTCAAATCATAATAGTTGGAGGAAGACTCAGATCGATCCATAAAATGATCTGTAGCAGGACGAGCTTTGGGAAGATAATACTTACAATTCAATCCCCAGAATGTAAACAAAGGCTTAAGCCGATTAGGGTTTGAAAGAATATCTTCTACAACCTCTTGAAGCTTAGACATTTTATCCCTTTGTTTTGATATTCCGTCTGTGTAAAATTGATTTGATTTTATCTAAGGATTCCGGATCAAGAAGAGGAGCCCCGGCTAACACAACAACAGAAGTGGGCATCAAGCGCATAGCCCCGGAGTCCTGGTCATATGTCCCTTGTACTTGAAACAGGACTTTATTAGCTTCCTGAACAGTCGCTTCTCTCAATTTCACAACAAGAGATTTTTTTTCGTCTGGCATGGCTTCTCCTAAGCTAAATCTGTGTGGAGCACAATTCTGTCGTAAGCTCGTAATCCTTTTTCCGAAGCTGTATCTAAAATAGCCTGAGTATCTATGCCCAGTTCGATATCCAGTTTCCCCAGATTCAGAACATGGTGAATAGCTTTGCAATATTCGCCAAAAATATAATCTTGGAGATCCACAGGCATTTTAGTTTCGTCAGCATAGGTAGAGAGCTTGATGGTGGTATTGCCTGTTCGGAGGATAAAGGTTCCCGGATAGATCTGAGAAAGAATGGGATTGTCGTAGCAGAAATCATCTACGTAGATTCGATTATCTTTGTCGAAGACCCACTCTACAGCATCAGGGGCATCCACAGCGTCGAATACATGCGTATCTGTGGTCTTATTCTCGATTTCAAGGGTCCCAGTCCCGTCTGTGGCAGAAACCTTGTTGTATTGAGAATATAGCTTGAGGCAGTGGTTAATAATTCCGTCGATTTCTACAAGCGCTTGATCTAGAGCACTCACTCCGAGACGGGAATTTAAAAACTTAATGAGTTCGTCTTTAGTCATCTTGCGCCCCTTGGATAGGAACGCTGAAAAAGACTCTAGGGTTTCTTTTGAACAGCACTTTTCTTACGTCCCTTTGTGCTGCCCTTGATTTTTGGTTCTACAGCTACCCTTCCGGTTTGAGCTGTTTCCATAATAGAAGGAGGAGGAACTGTAACAGTTTCCTCAGCCACTGTTTCGACTTTTTCTACCTTCTTAAGATTCTTCTGTCCCTTATATTGTACTACACCCATACGCTTGAGCGTCAAAATAACATTGGCATTCACCAATTCTTGAGGGATATCTGTGGGTTCGTTAAAAGTAAATTCAAAATGTCTTCGACTGATATAAGTGGAAATAATGCGTTTAGATACTTCGGAATGAAACAGCATAAAACTCCTTGTTGAATATAATACCTATAACACATTCTATAAATATGTCAAGAACAAGAAAAGGGCTCCGAATAAACGGAGCCCTATCTTTAGAGGCCCTTCAAGCAGGTGGGCAGCTTGAAATTACCTACTCTCCAGGCCAAACCATTAAGTTAAAGAAACTTTATGGGTGTATCGTGGTACGAGTGTCTCGTAAGCAGACCACTCCGCTACAGCCCTCTGGCTAACCAGTGGGTTCTTAGCGTGAGGACGCATTTCCGTCATGAACATAGGCATGTAAGTTGCCTTCACAACAGCACTCTTGAAAGGACTGTTGGGAGAGTTGTACAGACAGATAGCATCGTCATCACCGATCTGATCAGGTGAGTACACAACCGTAATGGTTCCGAAAGTTCCAAGAAGTTTTGGTCCCAGTGTCTCGTCAAAAGCCACTTTTACAAAACTGTCCTGATCCAGGAGAAAAGAAGCCATGTTCTTTCCAACGACCATTCGATTGATAGACCCGTTACCAGAACGATAATTCAGATCCAGGTTAGCTTCCTCAATTGCAATGGAAAGCCCTTGCCTGTAACGCTTCTCTTCGATACTCCCTACAGCAGGGTTTATCTTAGTGAAGGTCTTAGCTGTGGCTCCTCCAGCAGTGAAGGCCGACTTGATCGTCTCAATAACACGAGTGGAACTAGCAGCAGCCATAGCCTCAGACAGATCTTGAACGATCTCGTCTTCCAGAACCTTTCCAAAACGCTTCTGCATGGAATATGCTTTCAGAGTTTGGTGAAGTCCTTTGAAGGCTGCAACATGAGCATTCACGCTCTTGCTGGTGTACTGTGTTCCAATCGTTGGAAGATCATCAGCCAATTCCAGGTCAATCTCATAAGTCAATAGAATGTCGTTTCCGTCATTGGTATCGTCAGTGAGATTGATAACTACTTGACCGTTGGTGTAATTAACCGTTCCACCACCAGCAGAACCGATCATGTTTCCAGATCCGTCATCAACGAAAGAGAGGGTATCTATAATACAAGTTACCTTGCTCTTGCGAAGTGGGAGATTGGAAGCAGTCACAGTGTACTGTGCGGTTCCGGTAGCAGTGTTTGTCCCGGTATCCTCATTCTCAATGAGGGTAGCGCCGAAATCCATCATCTTCTTGTATGAGCCAGAAGCCATTCCCTGATCAGATTTCAGGTAGTTGTCTCCCTTGGTCACACTGGCAGAAGCTTTGGTGGTTTCGAAAAGGAGTTCCTTGAAATAAACATTTCCGGTTTCTTCGTCAATGGGCTGGTGAGAAGCCAGAAGACTTGCAACACCAAGACCGTACTGAGAAGAAATTACGTCAAATGCCAGATTAGGAAGAACTCCGAGATCACTGGCTGATCCAGTTTCATGGATCATGGCCTCGTACATAAGCTGGAAGTTCTCCAGCATTGATCCGACATAGAAAGCATCGTGTTCATTGAACTGCTTTCCTGAGATTACGAAGATGTCGGCACTTCGTAGGGGGTCTAACCATTTGCCGTACTGCTCGTCGTAGCGATTTGCTTCTCGCTCAACGATAGCGCCGTAACGGTCTTCGTTCAAGCCTCCCCCGAATTTTGGTCTTTGTTTCATGATATGCATGATCATGTCTCCTCTAATTGCGATAGCCTAGTGAGCTATCTCAAACAATGATCCCGAACGTCCGTCCGTAGGTACGCAACCAGAGGTTTCGGGCTAAAAGATAAACAGGATGCTAGTTTTACTTATCATCCTTCTGAACCGAACCTGTGAGTCGGCCTTTGCCTTCGACAAAAGCACGACCGGAAACAACCGATCTCACAGAACTCCCGCTTCCTCCATACAATCTCTCGGAAAGGAATTCAGCTTTCTCTCCGTCGTTTGTATAAGGGGCTTTAGGGGTCCCGTTTTCCTGCATTCGGGACATAAGATCCCCGTTTGCACTCGGCCTCTTTCCGTGAACAGCTTCGATGGTTTCCCGCAGCTTTCCAAAAGGAACTCCATTTTCCTGGATACTTTTGATGGTATCCTCTTCCATTCCGAATTCCTCAGACAGTTCTTTCAATTGAACTGCTTGAGTATCTTCCTGGACTTTCTGGAGTTTCCCCATAGCTTCCTTGATAGAGGTAGCACAAGCTTCGGGAGTTTCAGCAATCTCTCGCCACTCTTTGAGTTCTTTATCCTGCTCCTCAAGAGCTTCCTCGATTTCCTTCATGGAACCAAGTTTCTCGAAGAATCGGTTATTGCACTCAATTTTCTCCAGGGCTTCCGTAAGAGCTATCGTAGCCTCCGAAGGGGAAGGGCCAATGTCTTCTTTGAAAGACTTGAACTCTTCTACCGTTCCGATGGTTTCAAACTCTTGGAGTTTTTCCTGGATATTGGATGCTCTGTCTTTCTCCTCCTGCAAAGCAGAAGCAGACTCAGACAAATCATCTTGTTTTGATTGGTTGAGAGTCTTTAAACTCTCATTGGTTTTTTCCAGCTCGACGATTTTTTTGCTTTGAAGCTTAGATTCGTCACGAGCCTCATTGAAAAGATTTTTGTACTCTTCGCTCATTTTCTCTTCCTTTACATCAGGCAAAGCTACCGTAGCCTTGCTGTTTTGATCAAGGTCGAGCGAGTCATCATACCTCGAAGGGATCGTGGGTGTATCCTCGCCTCGTTTCTTAGGTTTTTTCTGTTCGAACAAATATGCTTGCTGTTCGGCAAGCTCAAAATCATTGTTCGCTAACCCTTCATTTTCTGATTGTGCCACAAGAGACTCGAACAATGCAACATCTTCGCTGTTTAAGTTCTCACGAACATTCTGAAATTCGGGCTGTGCTTTGAGAAATCCAGGTTGTGGTACAACATCGAATCTCTCTAATTTATACTTTTTAGGATCAACAACCGGGATATGTTTACCGAGCTTCTCACTATAATGTTTGGCTCCTGGTTTAAAAGAACCATCAGCTCTAGAGGATACGAACATCTTCGAACCCCCGGAGAGATATGCATGGAGAACCCGTCCAACAGGAGTATCCAGAACATACGACTCAGCGTATCCTTGGATTTCTCCACCCCTGCGAACTAGCTGCATATTCTTGGTATAGTGGGAAACCTTGCCCTCTCTGAGAGCTTCTTCGGTTATTTCCAGATCATGTCCTATTGTTCCAAACATCTGTCCATTGCCCATTCGCTCTTGTATGCGAACATTACCCTGAACAGTTTCCCAAAGATCAGCTCCGTAGAACCGCTCATTTCGGCTTTCACCATTTGGAACAAAATGATCCCCTTTGAGAACTCCCAAAACATTTGGGAGATTTTCTTCTATTTGTTTAGACTCATCAAAAGGGAGATAAGAATAGTTGATGGGAGAAATTGTACCAACTATGCGACTCATGGACTGCTCCTATGTGCAAGGCGAAGTGCCTTTTAACTTAAGCTGCCCGTGTCTTCAAACATTTCGTGGAATTTAGGAAAGTCCTTTTTAGGCTTTTCCTTCGCCACTTCTTCAAGTGTTTTCGGATTAAGAAGAGACATTATAAGATAGAGATCGTCTTCTTCTATAATCCTGAACTCTTCTAAACATTGTACCACACAAGTTAGGCGTTTGTTCGCATATTCAAACAGTATGTCCCACTCAGCCTGTTCAAGAACAGTAGGGACTACATAGCGATTACAAATGTTCAGATGAGATTTGAGGGAGTATATATCGGTCAAGATATCCCCGAAAGACTCTTCTACTGTTTTCTTGCGTCCGGTCTTTGGGGCTCTGTCATCTGTCTGGGAACGGGTAGCTACGAAATTACCGAGAGCCCTGTGGAATCTTTTCCCTTTGGCTGATCGGTGGAATCTGCGAATACCTCTTTTGTATTTGGCTTTGTTCCTACGATAATTGTGTTTTTGGTTTTGGGATTTCTTCCTGTCTTTGACCTGATCTACATCCCGGTCCCTGTGTATAACAAATTCGTGTACGTGGGATTCTTGAGTGAGATCTAAAGCAGGGTCGTATGTAGAAGCCTCTGTTTGGAGAATCTCTAAATCGTATTCTTGTATTTTATACGGACGAAACATAGTGGACAAACAGAAAACTCTGTTCTCTTTAAGTTTAACCAATCCCTATAGCGGATTCAATCTTTTTTACACTTGATTGAATTCGTCTCAATTCACTGATCACAAGACTGGCCTTATCTTCTGGGAAAGCTTGACCAAAAGAAGAGGGAGAAATTTTCCATCGATTAGAAAGACTGAAACTCAATCGGAAGTATTTCATCCAAGTAGGAGATTTGGAAAAGGCTATGGATGTTTTGTCCTTTAGGCGGAAGCCTTCCTTGGTTAGTGCTTTGCGAAACAACCCCCTCCAATTGTCCGGGAGCTTAGAAATGTCCACAGGTTTGATTTTGTACCTTTGATTAAATCCAGGGGAAGGAACATCTTGAATAGTGGTACGACTGGGTTTGATTTTACGTGGTCGATAAATTCCTTTGAAATCCGGCTGTCTTAAATCAGGCTCTTTTATCTCTGTATCGGATTGAGATGTGAAACTTTGCTTAACATTCTTTACAAAATTCTTGAAGAAATTCACATCCCGTTCATCTAGTTCTGTTTGTTCTCCAAACACTTCGAACAAAATAAGATCTTGAACAGTCAATTCCTGAACCGTTTGTTCTTTGAGAACATTGTTTAATTGTTCGATCAACATTGTTCGCTCCTAATGCCTGTATGAAAAAGATCCGTAGTTTGAAGGGACGAACAAACCGTAGCCTTCCATTTTTTTAAGGATCTCAAATGTGAGTCCGGGGAAATAGGACAGGAACATGACCCGAACGGAATCTTCCATTCTCCGGGCAGTATCGTCCGAATCCACATATCCCCCAAGACTTGTAACAATTCTTTCAAATTCATTAAATTGAATTTCCCTACTGCTCATGACTGCCCAAGGCACAAGCTCTAAATCACTTGCTTTCACTGCCCCCCTATCTATTTCAGTAGAGGAAAAAGTCATTCCTACTTTCGTAGATCAATAAAACTGCCTAAGTGCTTTAAAATACTTGTTGATGTTCTTAAACATCCAGGAATTGTCTTCTGTAGAAGTATAGCCTCTCTTCTCATTACGAGCTAGAATAGCTTTAACCTCTTTGACATCCTCTTTAGATCCAAAGTGAGTAGCCAAGAGAAGGTAATTTTCTGTGTGATGATTACGCTCTTCATTTTCCTTATATTCCTTGGCAATAGCCTGGAGATCCTTAGCTTCGTATAGTGCGGTTTGAAGTTGTTCAATTAAGTTCATAATGTCCTCTCTATTTACTTCCTATTATTTTCCTAAGCCGACCTAAAAGCTCCCCAACAGTATCCCCAGAAATTGTAGAAGATCCAGTTCCCCAGTTTTTATAAGGGGCCTTCAGCTTAGCTATATGCTGAGTATCTTTTACATAATAATCAGCTATGTACTTGTTTAAGGGAGCCTGTTTCACAACAAATGAAAAAGGCTTGTCTAACTTCACCTTGGGATTCATCAAGGCGGATATAAGCGCCAAGAATTCATGAACTTCCAGATCCTCCAGAAGAGTGTTCAATTGATTACACAAAGTTGGTTTCATATCCATCACGTATGCTGCTCTTTTTAGGCGTTGGCATCTTTCCAAGCTTGTAGCGCATCATCATGGCCCATGTCCAAGTTTAAAGAGTTCGAGATTCGATACGTTTTCATCAAATACGTATAGGTCCTACCTAAAGAACGGAAAACCTCAGTGTCCCCTTTTAAATTTGTAAAAGCATACCCGATTGATCCCAAGTCCTCTAACTCTCCTATCTGCTTATTCCGGACATACACAGGAGTAGAGACAACCAAATCATCCAAATCTAACTCTACTAACTTATTAAGCCCTTCGATCAAAGTCTCTTTCTTTTTCTCGTCAGGGATATTTCCATCATTCTTAAACTGAGCTTTCATGGAGTCTACCTGAGAGGTTTCTTCCTGAACTGTTTGTTTGTTCAAGACACTGTTCAGGCCCTCGATTATCTTGGGCTTGTGTTCGTTCGTTTCTCCTTCTGGGGCTTCGTTCGATTCCTCTTCTTTTTCTTCGGGAACATCCTTGGCCTCAGAAACCAGAGCTGACAGACCCTCAATTAAAAGACCTTCAGATTTCTTTTTGCGTGTGGTGAATTCTCTGTCAGAAGATTCAGCTAATTCAATGTTATGAGGAGCCACTCTTTCCGAACGAGAAACTCCAGGAACGGCAACAACATAACCAGCTCCTCTGGAGCTATCCCCCTTGTCAAATCGGACTATTTCCCCCTTTACCATTTTCCCATTAAGGGGGATTTTTACAGCAGTCCCATCAGAATATATTTTTTCATCCATAGCATTCTCCAGTAAATCCAAGAGGTAATTCTCTTTTAATTTCTTCTTGATGACCCCTAAAATATTAGGGTCCGCCACATGACCATGAACTGTAAATTGATCGTCTTTCAATAAAGTCTTCCCAAGAGTCTTGGTCTTTTGGAATATCTTTTTCATTTTCTTGCTCAAATCCGAAAGATCTTTGGCTTTAGTTTTTCTCAAACCAATTTTAGCTCGTCCATAAGCCATCCTTCGATTCTCTGGATTTATGGTGTAGCTTTGCTGGGAAAATTCGACCTCTATCTTCTTCCCTAGATCAATGTGGAATTCAAGAGACAAAGGATCATTTCGTCTTATTCCATGAGAGAATTCCGTGTTATTTGATCCAAGGGTAGCTGTGAAATATAGAGTCCCTTCTCCTCCTAAAGACATGTGAGCAGTAGTCAACAAAGCATTAGGAAAAACATCATCCCAAACAGATTTGACCGCCTTGGTTATGTCTTCTTTACTAAATTTTCCCTCTATAGCATTCTCCAGTACGGCTGTTGAATAGTCCTGGGTCTTTGCCATCCCCAGATACATATTCAGTTCATAGGTTCCTGTGTCAGTCCCCCGGTTATAGATTTGAAAGTGAACAGATTTTTTTGCGGGCTTCTTATCCTTGAACAAAAGAAGACGAAGTCGGTTAGTATTTCCTTCAGATGGTTTTCTTGGTCCGGCTCCAATTGTGTTGGCTGCTTCCTCGGGGTCAATCTCAAATCCCTGACGCTTGACCCAGCGTTTCATTTCCTGGATTGCTACTGTGTAGGAATCATGATATAGCGTGTATTCATCCTTGGGAGATTTTTCACTTAACAGCCCGTCGAATTGACCACAAAGGGATTCAGATTTACCTTCGCCTTCTGGTTGATTTCCAAATGATCCAAAATCAATATCACCCAAAGGCGTTTTATATTTTTTGGATATCTTAGTCTGGATGTCCTTTAGATTAGATCCCTTTATACTAGATCCTTTTCTACCAAAAACAAATACATAATTTCCATCACCTAGAGATCTCAATTCCCCTAAAGGAGCCCCATTTATAAAAACAACATCTCTAGCTTTACCTTTTCCTGCTTCTTTTATTTCCAATCCTTCCTTTTGTTGATTACCAATCGCATTTCCGTAGCTTCGTCCTATCTTCAAAAGAAGATCAATTTTGAGAGGGACGACCAGAGCATCAAACTTCAAATCAGGATCTGACAACATCACTTGAGCATATCTGTGATGCCCATCCAATATAAACCCTTCCTGGGAAACTATGATGGTTGTCTTGAGTAAGGGAGATCCTTTCTTAGCTGGTCCAAACTTAGCTAACAAAGGAGCTATCTTGTCCAACCAAATTTGATTCTGAGTGGGGAATAACTGTCTTCCTGATATCTTCTTTCGCTTAGCTTTGATTCTCTCGTCATTTTCCTTTCCGTCCTGGTGTCCTAAAAAGACAAATTCAGCCCGATCCTGGGAAGGTTGGGTCAGAAGATCTTTGGGAAAATAGGGAGAATTGAATGCGTAAGGTTTAAAGATGTCCAGATCTCCGTTATTCAGAGCTATTTGAAAAGCCTTGATATCAGAAGGTTCAATAACGGGCATGTCTTTTCTGGGATAGTGAGGAGTGCTGTGAAGGCGTTTCTGCAAATCGACATAGTCCTTGTCAAAGTCAGGGAAGTCTGCCTCAAAACTCTTCCCAGAGGCTTCAAACACACCTGAAAGTAGGTCTTTCGCCTTCTCTAAAGAGGTTGTGGCTATATTTGTGGTAAAACCGCCCTCAGAAGATTCCAAAATTTTATTCAAAGAGTCAATGAGCATTATTTAATCTCCAAGAGGTTACAGATAAGTTTGACGCACCCAGCTACAGCTACCGCACAAAGAAAGACAGGAAGGATTTCGTCACAGGCGAAAACCAGTGCCTGCCATAAATCAGTTAAAAACTTTTTCACGGCGTACCAGACTGCCCCGACTCTTATATTGTATCACGAATATACTTTGATTAGGATTTTCTGGCTTTTCGGCTTTAAATAAAAAGCCCCTGGAGAAATCCAGGGGCTTAGATCAATTAAGTTTAAACCAATACATCCCGCATTCTATTCCTCCTTTTTCCAGTAACCATACACGCATCGAGTTCCATTATTGGAAGGGTCAAACGCATCATTGATAACTCCATCGATCATGGTGCTGTAGTGTCTGCTCACCAATACCATGATTGTTCCTCCAGGAAGTTCGTCTCGATTGAAATGCACCTTGCACCCAATCGCCACTTTCATAGTTGAAACCCATGTCCAACCAAGATCCGCCATGTACTTTCTGGCGATTTCTTCCCATAAACCGTTCCTGGGAGATGTTCCAATTCTTTTAGCCTTCTTTGCAGATCGACTGCGCCCTTTGGCAAATTCTTTGGTACGCTTGTGGATCTCGTCATAGACTTCTTTGTATGGAAGTCCGGTCACGATAGCAATGGATCTGGTTCCACAATCTCCGGTCACTCCCTTGAAACCAGCTTTTTCCCTTCCCCCATCATTATAATGAAAAAGCTTGTTGGATGCTGGATTCACTCTTTCCGGTTTGGGAATTATCTTCACTGCATCGCTTTTGTGTTTCGGAAATAACGCCGGGAATTTTCTAATTAGATTCTCATACACCTTCGAATGGTTATCTATGAGAAACCAGTTTCCTTCTATCGAATCCAAGAAGACATCTTTAGCAACCGGGCTCAAGACATCTAATTCAATAACAGGATCTTTGGATTTCAAAATCCTGGTAAAGGCCATAGCTGCTTCTGTGACAGCCGAGGAAGTGTGATGCTCTTCTAGGGCTTCCGCTAAACAGTCGTCTAGCTCCATGCGATCTAAGATCAGTTCCGCTTCTTTCTTTGATAATCTCATTGAACCTCCAGTTCTATAACCTACTAATACATCCTTCCCACATCTATATTATACCATAACAAGTATAATAGTGCAAAGGCGTTCTATTATAGATCCTTGGTTCTATCCGTATTTCTTTTTCAGTCTTTTGTACAGCCTTAATTCTTCTTTTTCTAAAGAGGCTTTCCCTGAACGTGAGCTATCCTCATTATGCAAACTCTCTGCATCAGCCTGAGAAATCTCAGACATTCCCAAAAAATACAAACGCATCCATAACACGTCCGATTCCAATCCAAAAAGCCATTTTCTTGTTGATCACTGTGTCTCCTTCCCCTTCCAATCAGGCCACTTTCGGCCTGTTGATCACTGTGTGCTTAGTACCCCTGAACTCATCATGCTTCTTGACCGTGGCCTTGAGAACTACTGGCTTGTCTTTCTCGACTTCTTCAAGAGCCTTTCCAAAGTAAATAAACTCATTACCATCAGCATCCTCAAGCTTGACCATTTCCTTCGAACCGTTATACATACAGTCCAGATGCTTGCGAAACTTGATAGTGACTGCGAATTCCTCACGAACTCCGATGGTTCCTACGTGGACCTTAGTCGCATTGGCCTCTGCTTTGTTCAGGAACTCCAGAACCGTGTCAGTTACCAATGTCTCCAGGAACGATACCGCCCTTACTGAAAGCCTTCCCCCGTTATTGACACGCTCTGCCATATCAAACACGATACCCACACCATAAGGAGCTTCTGTCTTCCCCGTCCAATTCTTAAGGTAATCGTCCACGATCTCCCAAGAGGCTTTGGTAAAAGTGACATTAGCACGGGCGATTTTCTTGGCTTCTACTGCCTCACTTTTCGCCTTCTCGATCTTACGAGCTTCCCTACGCTCACGAGCTGCCTCCTTCTTAGCAAACTCATCAAGGGTATAAGCCCTGGAAGGCTTACGTTCTAATCCATTGCCCCTGCAACGAAAACAGACCCCATTCTCTACATGACGGAAACCACTCAAGAACTTGTCTCCTGTACAACGCCCACAATCAGCAATGTAATACTTTTTGCCATTGTCATCGAATATGCGCTTTGTAATCTCTACCCCATATATGCTTACCATCTTCTCCACTTTGAACCTCCTGATAGTTCTTCTCTTCTTCCCACCCACATATATAGTATAACATGTTTCTATAAGAGAGTCTAGTTTGTATTAGAAAAGGACACCCTTATTAGAGAGTGTCCTTTAGTCAGGAGGTATCAAAGAGCTTCTTTTAGCTCAGCTAGGGAAATGTCACGATAAAGGATCTTATTGTCCGAAGTAGATACAAGAACTTTGATAGTTGTGTTATTGATCAAGTGCGCCGACACCGATGAAAGAACCGGAACTCCTTTTTCGTCAGCCTTAGCTTTCTCCAGAACACTGTAGGATACTTCACGAACAGCCGTATCCATATTCGAAGCTGCTTCTACCGCACTATCAATCCCATTCCTACGAGCAAGACCAGCCAAGCGCAAGAATTCCGGATTATCAATACACCCGGAACCATCCATTCCATAAGATTCCATCTTCTCAGCATAGAGCCTTTCCACTGTGCTCATGTTACGAGAAAAATGAGTGTATATTACAAAATCCTCTGGGAGAATGGTCGAGATTGAAATATTGGAGCAGTCAGGATGTTCTTTGTCTAACTCAATAACATGAACAGAAGCCGACTCGTATCCAAGCCCTTCCAGGGCTTCGAGGATTTCATTCGTATATTTCTCTGGATGGTCATAGGTATTGTGAAACAACCTGCGTCCAGATTTATTGAATAATTCCAAAGCCTCTGTACTGGACGTAGCATGAGAATACATCGCATGAAAATCTGATACGATGTGAGCTACCGCCCTCTCTAAAGGGTCTTTGATATCTTTTCTTGGTAAAAAAGTAGCCAAGCTCAAAATGACATCCCTGCGATATTTACTTAATTCTCTCATTCTTCCTCCAGTTAATCCGTTTCTGTTCTTATTTCCCACTCTTTTAGAATAGCATATTTCTATAAGAGATAGGAAGATGTATTAGAAAAAGACACATAATAAAAAAGACCCTCCGAAAAGGGCCTTATCTAGAAGTAAAGAGTGATTCAATGAAACATCAATTTTTAGTGTCGCATTTCCCACAGGTATACGTCCCGGTCAATTGTTTCTTAAATCCTTTAGGCTCTCCACATTCTGAACATTCATATACATACAATTTTTCCATCAATCCCTCCCTATCGTAATGCAATTATCGTATCTGGGAGCCCCTGAACTGAACCACCCTTCCAGAACTCCTGTTTCCAGCATATTGATACGAACTACACGGAACTCTTCAACAGTATGATAATTCTCTACTGCGACAATATCATGTCGCTCCTCAAAAGATATTTTGGAGGAAAGCTGCTTATCTATGAACACGGGATTTTGTTGAAATATACAATCCCAGAATTTTGTAAAAGAAAACCTCCGGATCTCCAGAGCATAATATTTTCCTCGGACATAAACCTCACCCAAAATAAACAAGGTTCCGGTTTTTATAGATGAGATAAAATCAGGCTTCAAAGCGCACCCCCATCAGAACAAATATAAACAAACCGAGTTCGTGCTTGTATAGAAGCAAACTCTGAAATCTCCTCTATCAATAGATCCGAATCCAAAACAATATCTGTTGGATGAACATATTGAAGAGAGGCAGTCCATATTTTCGGATTCCACTCAAAAACATGATCCCAAAATACAGAGAAAGAGAAAGAAAAAAGTCGAGTTCCAGGATATACAGGAAACCGATTCTCATCCAAACAAAAAACTACATCAGCCTCCAATCTAGGTTTAGTACCGATCATAGCCCGTTCCATATTGAATGAGGAAAAGCCCACACTTTGTCACGCAATTATGAATATTTGTGTGGCCTCCAATCAAAACAGGGCCTTTACAAGAATACATATACATGCCTCCAGCTTGTATAAGAGGAACCCACTTTAACTCAATCACATTATCACTAAAAACACCCTCTCAAAAATCTGAGAAGGACAAGAAGGCATCGGTAGTAGTCGAAGCCCGTCCTGTCACTCCTAAATAGTCCAGGACATAAACACGACTATCCGTATACAAAGAAGGAGCTGTCATTCACATCCCTTACCATAATCCAGGATCACAAAACGAGAACCATTCAGTCTATCTGAATCATGGATCTTTCCTGGGATAAGAACACCCCCCTCTCCAGGTACGGACTTTTTTAGAATCCTTCTTGATAATTTTGGTGTAGGACTGCTTGAACATCTTGTCCCAAAATCGCCTAAAAGAACAATGGTTATATGGGTATTCAATTTGACTGTGATCTACCGACAAACAAAAAACATAGTTAGGCCACATCCTTAACAGGAATTCTTGAAGAGATCCTAGATGCATATACTTGTCTTGAACTATCAGTAGATTACTCATATCTCTTATAGTATAGCAATTATATAATAACTAGACAAGGATAAAAGTTTCTCGTATTATTTTACAGAAGACATAAAAAGAACTATATTTTTGTCGATGTTTTAAGTATATGAAGACAAAACAAACATACAGGGAGTTATTTATGTCACAGTATTATAATATGTACGGGAATGGAGTCAGACTGAAAGAAATGTCTGACAAATTGAACAGACTCAGAAGACGCAGGCATGAGAACTGGAAGTATATCCGGGAGAGGCTGGGAGAGATCCCTATTGAGCTTCACTCTCACGCAACCTGCGAAGAGGTAGAAGGATTAAGGGTATCCTTTCAACGGATATGGGAGAACTCAATGACAAGAGCACATGGGGACAAGGGAGGAAATAAATGACAGTCTTGGTATTCAACACTTGCCGACACGAATTCTGTAACGGGAAACTAATTGTTGTGGATGCTGTTTTGAAATGTGGGGAATGTGGCCATGTAATTTGTAAAGATTACAGGCCAGAGAAATTCAACAGATCAGCAGCCTATCGCTAAAAGAGGAATTAGTAATCAGGGGAGCCGACGATGATTTTTCGGAATTTGGTTCCTCTGATTGCTCTTGTGTAATGGAACCCGTCATCATCATAACTCAGAATAGGGTGCTTAGCTCCTATCAGATCTTGGGCTTTCTCAGAAGGAACCTTATATTTCTCTCCGCCTAATCGCATGACAAAACGCTCCATGGGTCCACTGATCTCAGCCCAGGACTTCTTTAGCCCCTTCTTTATCATGGATCTGAGAGCATCTTTGCCCTCTTTGGTCCCATTGGTAGCAGAAGCAATCCCTTTTAATCCGTGAGCCTGTTTGTAGACCCTCAGAGCTATGACTTCGCCTTCTTTCTTAACCAAAGTCCAGATATGGGATTTGCTTACCAAATGATCAATGTCTCTGGCTGTTTTGAATCCACCGGGAAGAGGAGCGTAGGCTTTAATCAGAAGATCCCAAGCCACGTCAGCGACTTTCATCATGTCTTCTTTGGATCTTATGTACTCTTTCTCTTCTATGAGAGCGAAGGCGAGTTCTCTTAAAAGGGCTTCAGTTAGATTAAGGGGCCTTCGTCGCATGATAGATCAAATGCTGCCCCCAACATCCATTTAATCCTATCATAACTCTCAAAGCCATGTCCACCCCATGCAAAAGATGCATGGACATTCAAAAAGTCCCCCAGAACCGGGAGAACATGAATCTTTTCCCTCACAACTTCGTCATTCTTACACGTAGCCACGAAAATACAATCCGGATGATTATACTTGACCTCAGACAAAAGAGCTTCGCTGGACAAACAGAAATTATCAAGATTGGGAAGATCCGCATCCTCTAAATTTACGCTGTCTTTCAATGACGAAGAAGGAGACAGGCAAGGATTTGTCACGACACAAGGAGCGTCAAACATATTCGCCAAACAAACGGAATACATCCCACCTAAACTTGTTCCTACAAAAATACACTTTCCGTCACTGCGAAAGATTTTCTTCAAATGGGGAATCAAATTCTCGGTCAAATGCTTTTCGAAATCCTCGACGATTTTGGACTCCATGACCAGTAACACATTCCCATCCTCTGGTAAGTTTGACGGAATTCCATCAAACACACGAGAGCTATCAATTTCAAGATACTCTTTTAAGAAAGATATCTTCTTTGAATTTTCAGACCTGTCCCCGTGTAATCCGGGGAAGTAAACTATTGTTTTCATGTTGCTCATTGTATCCCCTTACATCCGAAACTAGCAAAGCATAACCAGCAAGTTGATATCTACGTTTGGAAATCTTCTCATATCAAACCTCCTACTCTTATAGTATACCATTTATAAGAGAGAAACCGAAGTATATGATATTTTGCGACATAAAAAAAGAAGCCTGAGTTCAGGCAGGCTTCTTCTCGATCTGGTGATTTTGTACGTTAATACAAACTCAACACACTAGATTCAGTGTAGCCTACTTTAGATCAAAAAGTCTATGTTCTGACATGCGCTGTTTTCATTTACTCATCGGCCTTAATCAAATCAGACAAATACTGACCAAAAGATATCTGCTCAGGTCCTGGGACATTATCCATTATCCAGGAGTACCTCAAATAGGCTGCGCCTAAAAGCAACCCTATCAACGACCACAATACAATGAACGAAATCACATCATCTTTGTACTTACTCAGCATCTTCCTCTCCAAATGCCACATAGATTTCGTAGCCTTCCTCTCCACGCTGAACCCGGACTTCGGTATCCTTGGGATAAACGATCTCTCCCTTGTCTCGCAGATCCTCTAGAAAAGCGTGAACCCTTCTAATTGTAACAAGCTGAATCATTTCGTCTAAATACTTCTCTGGATCTTTTTGGATGACTGTTACCGAATCTTCTAGAATAAACTGAACCTGTTCTGACAAAAACGTGGTCATCTCATCCACAGCCTGTTTCCCAGGAATTTCTAATTTTTGTTTGAGCTTAAAGCGATCTCGTGCGTCGATCACAGCCATTAGAATCCCATCCAACGAAAGAACCTATTAAAGAGTCCCCGGTTATATCTGCGATATCGATCTGAAAGGAGAAACCACACTCTCCGGAATCTCTCCTCATCCATTCCCCGAAGCTCTATAAGATTGTTCTCTACTTCCCGTGAGAGCTTCAAAACTCGTTCTGATCTTTCTCACTTCTGCTTCTCTTTTGCATCCTCATACATCCGTTGGAATTTCCCTGTTTTACATAGCTCCAAAAGATGCTCATCGTATTCCACAAAGACCGTTTTGTTTTCATCACTCATCCAAACTCTCCATTATCCGAATACGAGCCAATCTAAAATATTCTTCTTCCTTTTCTATTCCTATAAACCTTTTCTCATTATTTCCACAAGCAATCCCAGTCGTTCCAGATCCCATAAACGGATCAAGCACTGTTCCACCTTCAGGACAGCCAGCCAACACACAGGGTTCAATCAGGGCCTCTGGGAACGTCGCAAAGTGTGCACCACGATATGGTTTGGTATTTACACTCCACACACTCCGCTTGTTGCGTCCCTTGCTAGGATCACCCAACATATTATGTCCACCTTTCATATTTTTGGTGGATTTCTCAGAGTCCCCATGAGAAGACACTATCCGTTTTCTCTTCTCGTGTTCTGCTTGGGAAGTAAATGGCTCTCGAATAGCATCCACATCAAAATAATACTTCTGTGATTTTGTGAATAAAAAAATATATTCGTGTGCCCGTGTGCATCGATCCCGCACACTCTCTGGCATGGGATTATTCTTTGCCCAAATAATATCATTTCGTAGGTACCACCCATCCTCCTGTAAAGCAAAAGCAACACGCCAAGGAACCCCTATCAAATCTTTGATCTTTATCCCACTTGGCATCTTGGGAAGCTCTTGTGATTTTTGTATTCCGTTGGATTTGGTATCGCTGTCATACGATTTACGATTCCCACTTGAATAACTATCCCCCATGTTAAGCCAAACCGTCCCGTCCTCTCGCAAAACACGACGCACTCGACGAAAGACAAAAACAAGCGCTTGTATATACGATTCAAGTGTTTCTCCAAATCCAAGTTGACCAGGAACACCATAATCCCGCAACCCAAAATAAGGAGGACTGGTTACACAAGTATGTACTTGAATCCCGTCACACGCCCACTTTCCTAATATCTGTCCACAATCCCCCACTTCTATCCGATCCATACTACCTCTTCTGTTTTACACCACCCACTCTGTTTTAATATATCATTCCCGCAACAATAATTCCTCCAACATGCCCGGGAGATCACCCCCATCTTCCAAATGGGCTTCCATTTCAGCGATCAAATTGCCTGTGTCCCCGTGTGGCATGAATTCACTTGTAGCTGCTGAAGAGACGGATCCTACAATGCCGTCCGCCCCGTCCTTACTCCCGGGTTCCCCGTCACCATACTTGTCCGGGTGATCAAACTTCTTGCCTGTGTCGCGGAGTTCGATCAACTCCTTAAAGAGTCTAGGATGGGCTGGTCCTACCCAGCGCCCTTCGTTCACTGCGGTTCGAAATCTCTGGTGATGTTCCTTGGTCTTATCCAGGGAAAGCTTATCGGTTTCAAATCCCTGGAGCTGTGCACGCTGTCTGAAATCGACGGACTGGAATCCGTCGGTCGTGATCTTAGCGATGTACAAACCATAGACATCCCTGAGCTCCACAAAGAAGTTGAGGATCTTATACAGGGGGATCTCTTCGCCGGGACGTGCTTTGATAAACAGCACAAAGTCTGACTGTATGACGGGCTCTGTGAACGTCCGACGCTCCCCGAGATTAGCATCGAAGCGTTCCAGGGATTTAGATCCTTGGGGATAGGAGCAGCCGATACCTGTGAGATCCCCGGATTCTGAAAAGTCACAATGGATGAATCGAGGAGCTTCTTTGTCCGCGAGATTATACAGCACAGCATCATTGATATAAGCCGAGATCTGATCATCCCCAAACAAGGAGGGAGAAATCACCTGTTGTGTGGTAACGAGTGGGAGAGAACACGCCTCGTTGAGTTTAGCCGGTTTAATTATGAGTTTCCTGGTCGCATTGGTTGAACGTCCAGCCAAGTCTTTCAACGATCCAAAAATGTCATCGTCAAATTCCTGCCTGTGCTCCACTGGCACGTCAAGTACCAGAGTCTCATCCAACATCGCGTTGAGTTCGGTATCCTTCTCATCCATAACGAATGGATCCGTTGTGATGTCCCCTGCGTACACCTTAAACGTCCCACCTGTATATACATGGGGCTTGGCTTCCCAGAATGGAAACTCAACCACATACACGTACGGGAGATCCTTGCAGCGCTCGATATGAACAGAAACAAGCAGACAGGAAAAAGTTGAAGTACGTAAGGCACAGCTGTTTTTGACAGAGCTTATAAAGCTTTAACTAACCAGATTATGATATTCGCCTGCTCAATAATCCAGGTTGTTGGTTCTTTGTCGTAGATCGCCCCCTTTTTGTCTGGATTGACAAGGTGTTACGTTCCCAAAAAACGCCATCATCGTAACCTTGAATACTTGGCTC